CACGACGATTAAGCCCAGCGGCAACACATCGACAGTCGCAGGTACATCGGCAGGCATTCATGCTTTTCATGCTCAGCGCTATATCAGGCGCATGAGGATCGCTCGAGTTAATCCTGTTTGGAATACGCTGTGGCGCTCAGTGCCAGAGGCTTGCACCGAGCTCGATGAGCATACCGGTGTCGTCGCTTTTGCCTGCTCAGCACCCGAGGGCGCTCTGACTCGAGAGAATGATACAGCGCTCGATCATCTCAAGCGCGTGCGCCTGGTGTATCAGCACTGGGTCGCACCGGGCTCAGAGCAGAGTCGAGTTGAGGGCCTCACGCATAACGTGAGCAACACCTGCACAGTTAAGGATGATGAGTGGGGCGATGTCGCTGATTTCCTTTGGGATGCTCGAGGCGAGCTGCGAGGAGTCGCGCTCCTCGGTTGGTTTGGTGATGGCGCTTATGATCATGCGCCTTATCAGACAGTCGAGGCCGGCACTAAGGCTGAGGAGCTTTGGCTTGAGCTCGCTGCGCTTGACTGGTCGAGTGTGAATCTGCAAGACATCGACAGCGATTACTACGATGCTCAGCTCGAGCCTGCTTGCTCGGGTGGCACCTGCACTCTGTGAGATGACATGCACAGCCCAGCGACAGCAGCCTGCACCTTATTCCTAGTCTTTGTCTTTGGCTTCTTTGCCGACCCGATCGCTGATCGCATCGGAGATCGAGCTTGGGCTTTCTCGGTGCTCGCTGTCGTCGCTTATGGAGCTGCTACTTGTTAGAGCGCTTCTTATATCCGAGCTGACTCAAGCTCTGCTCGATGCGAGGGAAGATCGCCCAAGCTGATCCGAGGAGGCGCAGCGCGAGAGCGCGCTCAAGATCCTCATTTCCATAACCCTTGTAGAGAGGGTGCTTTCTCTGCTGAGCATGATAGTGCAGGGCATACATGATCAAGTCTGTCTCATAGTAACGCTCGATCTGATCCTCGACCTGCGCTTTAAGCTCTGACTTTGAGGCGCTCTCATACATGCGTATCAAATGTTCGCGAGCCTCGACGAACACACTAAAGCTGCAGTTTGCCTCGATGCTAGTGCGCTCTCGAGTGTACGAGACGAGAAAAGGCATCTGAGTGCCAGCGCGATCGAAACGCTCCGTCTCGGTAATCCAATAGACTTTAACATCATGATCAGTCTTGCCTGTGCCGAGCTTGCCTCGTCGAGGGCTCGGCCTCTCAGTCGGTGGCTCTGGCTTTGGTGGGAACAGCTCGGACGGCAGCCAGTCGGGGTTAATCTTACCACCGGGGCCACCACTATCAGCAGGCGAGCGATCAGCAAGCGGCAGATCACCATCATCAGCAGGCTTCACGACATTACCGGTGCGAGCTCGTCGCGCCTTAAACAGATCACGATATCGCTCTTGCAGCTCTGATGTGTCGACCTGCTCGCGCTGCTTATTAGTCGCATAAGCCTCATCGAGCATCTGGCGTAAACGCTCGGGCTGATTCTGAGTGAAATAGTGCTTGAGCTCTGCGAGGTCGATCTCTCGATTATCGCTCACGATGCTCTCATCGTCCCAGAGCAGGCGATCTCGCCTCTCGTTTGGGTAGCAGCCTCGCGCGACTTTATCAGACTGCTTGCCTCGCTCAGGTGGATGCACGATCAGCAGCACACGAGAGATTACATCATCATGCGAGATGCCCCAGCTGCGCGCCTCGCGCTTGCCATACTGAGCATTATACAGCTCACCCTTATATGCGAGGGCGCTATAGCCGCTTAGTATTCTTTGAGTGACAACATCACCGAGCCTTACGCCGACGGCTCTGTTCTGTCGCTTGATGTATATAACATCGATTGAATAGCCATTGATACAGCTTACAGAGTCGGTGTGCTGCGTATCTCGCCCCAAGCCATCAAGCAGGCCTAGAGGATGCCGAGTGCAAAGCTGATCTGACAGGATCCTAACCCTAACTGGCAGGTTTAAGAACCTGCTCGACATATAGTGACTTAACTGCCGCTTAGACCAATCAGCACCAATCGAGTCGGTCGAGGCGCTCTGACCGAGCAGCATAACGATCGTGCCTTGCTTCTTAATCTGAGCCTTCTCTTTACACTCCCACCACTTGACACCCTCAAAGCCATCGGGATGCGCGAGGCGCAGGTCATCGAGCGCGACGACATTTGCTCGAGTGCCATCGCTCATCTGGGTGCAGAGCGTGTCGGTGTACTCCTCACCATCCTCATCGATCTCGATATACTCGATCGGCCTGAGCCCAACCCGATCGAGCTGCTCGTCGTAGGTAAACCAGATCATCGCACCATCTGGGTTATCCTTAGACCAGCTCAGGAACACAACTCCATAAGGATTACTGAGCAGCGTAGTCGCTTTGACACCGATGCCGAAATTATCATGATAACTGCCCTCGGTAGTCTTAGAGCTGCTGTTATACTTAGCGAGATACTCATACATCTCGCGAGCGCTCATGCCTTTACCATCATCAGCAAAGCAGAGCTTCTTGATGCCGAGCGCCTCATACTGAGGCTCGAAATAAACGCGCATGGTCTTTGCGTCTGCCTCGAGGCAATTCATGTAAATTTCGCGCACAAACTGCATCGGTGCGACCTCGCGCATAAAGCGCTTGAGGGTGCTTGTCGGGTTCTTGTCTTGTAGTGTCTGAAAGCTCATCGTCGTTACTCTCTGGGTTTGTGTTATTTGTTCTCTGCTTTGCGCTTTTGGTAATATTCTCGCATAGATGCTAGTCGAGCCTCACGCTCCTCGGGTGTCATCTCGGCCCAGCGCTTACGACCATATTTTCGCATAGATGCTAGTCGAGCCTCACGCTCCTCGGGTGTCTCGTTGGCTCTGCGCTTGCGCTGCCTCTGTCGTTGTAATTCGAGCTCTGCCTCACGCTCCTCGGGTGTCTGAGCTTCTTTGCGCCTGCGATCGTACTCGCGATGATAGTCGCGCTTATACTCGCGCCAGACATCATCGCTCACGACTCGCCCTCGCTGTCGATCGCCTGGTGCTGAATGGGGGCGCGCAGCTCCTCGCCAAGCGACTCGGCTTGAATGCTCGCACGCTCATCATCGCTCATCGATGTGCTGTCTGCGATCTCGTCTGGGCTGTAGACTCCTGAGACTGCATCGGGATAGACAGCGCGCAGCATCATGGTGAGGCACCGAGCGCGCAGCATCTGCATCGGCATCTGCTTCCATGTCCGGTTATTGGTGAGGCCCTGCGCGCCTGCCATGCCGATCGTAAAAGTGAAAGCATGCACGATGGCCTCGGGCTCATCATGCCGGGCGCACTCATAAGTGCAGTGCTCCTCATCCCAGCTCGCGATCCGCATAAAGCGGCAGAGGCCTGAGTTTCTCACGATGCCTGCCATAGCGTCGGCACCGAGTGAGGGCTTGCCGCGCAAGACAAAGCCATTATTGAGAGTCAAGGCCATATCGCCATCGAAATGCCGACCGAAAGCAGCATGTAGGCGCACGCAGTCGCGAGGCTGGTCGCTGATGAGGGTGGCGATCTCTTTGGCGTGCTCGATGTTCTTTGGTGTGTAGATGCTCATGATAATTTCTCGCTTGCTTATGTGTTGGTTAGACGTTGGTGAGGATTCGATGCTTGAGGAGTGCGACACGCTCGCCTTGTGGAGCTCCTCGAGTGACATACCAAGCCCTGATGATCTCGGCCCAGTCGCTCATCGAGATGTAAAAGTCTCGTCCTGTATCGCGCTTGACATGATCAGCGATCTCAGAGGCCATGACCAGATCATGATAATGTGCAGGCCCGAGCCCGAGGCCGGTGCAGTCATAGATGTTTAGGTGCTTGACCAAGAAGGCTGCCTCATCGCGCATAAACTGACGATCAAGCCAATATGCTCGGGGCGCTGGGCGCTCGGTTGGTTTATCTCCGAAGAAATATTGAAAGAGCCAGGCAGCGATTGTGAGAATCAAGCCAGCGGTAGCGATGAGAGAGAAGATGAGAAAGGTGTCGACTGCTGCGTCGCTCATGAGTTGAGCCTTTCAATGGTAAGGAATTGATCGGGGGTGTAGGTGTCGAGCCCTGTGAGGCGATTAGCTGCGAGGGCGAGTGATGTGGCGATGTGAACAGAGGGTGAGGCGGCACCATGCAAGATGCGCGAGAGATAAGCGGTGCTCACCTGAGCCTCGCTGCAGAGATGGCGAAATGTATATCGCTGTGATGTCAAGTCGTCTTTAAGCTGCTGTCTGAGAGTCATTTTGACCTCCTGTGTCATGGGTGATGATCATTGTATAAACGCTTGTTAATCTCATGTCAAGACCAAGCTTGAATAAAATATAACTTTAACTTGACCTGCGAGCGTGTTGGCCTTATACATAAGGCATCACCATCGAGAGGAGATGACGATGAAAGAGATGGATGCTCGACTCGCGATCATGGCAGTCGAGGAGCTCACAGCGGCTCAGAAGCTGATCATGCTTTATATCTTGACGCGAGTAGACTGGCAGAGCTGGTCGGGCTCGGTCAGCACTAACGACATCGAGCAAGGCACCAAACAGAGCGCTCGCAATATCAAGAGGAGCTTAAAGGCCCTTGCTGATCTTGGCTACATTAAGCGCGACATCAAGAGGCGAGATGATGGCCTGCATCATAAGGCCTCGATCAAGGTCTGCGTCTCTCAGCTAGGTGACAGAAAGTCACCACCTTTAGTGACAGAAAGTCACCACCAAGCCTCAAGGTGTAGTGACAGAAAGTCACCACCTATGGTGACAGAAAGTCACCACCAAGCCTCAGAGGGTAGTGACAGAAAGTCACCACCTATAGTGACAAATTGGCCCGAGGGTAGTGACAGAAAGTCACCAGGGGTGGTGACAAATTGGCACTTGGGTAGTGACAGAAAGTCACCCAATAACAATAAAGATCAATATAATATCAATATAAATCAATATAACATCAATAGCGATGAGGCAGAGCCAAGCTCAGCGCCTGTGCGAGAGCGAGAGGCCGACATCGATGCCGAGGAACAAGCTAGAGCTGATCTGTGGAATCGACTCATGCCTGAGCCCGAGCCCATCACCGAGGAGCTCATCGGCAGCATCTGGGTAGTGAGTCGCATTGATGATGATCTCGCTTATCAGCGAGAAGTGATGAGACAGATTGATCATCATAATCGATGGGACATCAAGCGCGCGCTGTGGAATCGGCAAGAGGGTGATCAGCTCTTTGCTCAGATGCGAGCAGAGCTCATCGCTCCTCGATCAGCGATCGACTGGGTAACGACACAAGCGGCAGGCCATGCACCTGCGATCAGCACACCGGCAGCGCCTCCTCTTAAGCCTAAGACATACACAGTCACTCTGAGCGATGTGGAGCGTCGCAGGCAGATCGATAAGGCTTGGGCCGAGGGATGGGATCAATGATCAACTATCGAGACATCGATGCAGAGAACTTTCCTGCCACCGAGTGGCTCAGCTCCTCGGGCATCCTCACGACCACGCCTCTGCCCTACTGTGGCGAGTGCGCTGAGGGCTGGGCTTATGTCGAGAGCGATGAGGCAGGCACAGCGCGCACAGCGATCAGATGCCCAGTCTGCTACCCACTGCGACGAAAGCTCACGAATCTCGAGCGAGCTCGACTACCTTACACAGCTCATCAGCACACTCTCTCAGCTTATGAATGGGATAGCGAGCAACAAGCTCAGCGCATCGGGACTGTGCTCGACTGGCTACATGACAAGACCAACCCGATCGACAAGCCCTGCGCGCTCCTCGTCGGCACACCAGGCAACGGTAAAAGCACGATCTTGCATATCTTGGCCAAGCACGCAGTGTTTCAAGGTAAGCGCGCTCTGTTTATGACTCATGAGGGACACTTGATGGACATCAAGGCGAGCTTTAACGCGACCAAGCGCCTCAGCCTTCATGAGCTCCTCGATGGTGTCGACCTGCTCTGCCTCGATGAAATTGGTGGTATGGGTGGCGGAGGTAATTGGACAGCTTGGAGCAAGGCCCAGACTCTCGAGATGATCAGCGCGATCCATGACAGATGGGCGAGCAAGACACTCTCAGTCGTCGCGACCTCTAATCTGAGGCCCTCGCAGATCCTCGATGATCTCTGCGAGCGCAATACAGCAGCCGCATCAAGGCTCGCTGAGATGTTCGGCAAGCCTATCAAGATGATCGGCAAAGATCGACGCAAGCGCATCGATGATGGCTGGCGTGACTAGCCTATCTTAATCTTAGTTAAAATATTTGTTGACATAAGGCAAAATAGTATCTAATGTCGAATGTGGAAGGTGAGCACATCGCTCGCCCTGTTGACCTAGAGAGTAACATCATGACAGACAGCAGCATGCTGGCAGATCTCCTCGATCAAGCTTACACCGAGGCTACATCAATCATCACAGACCAAGTGCTCGAGCTCCTCGACAGCGGCACCGAGATCAAGCTCGATCGGCACCCTCTGATCATCGAGGCGCTCGAGAGCCACATCAAGCACAATCACCCAAGCCTCGAGGTCATCAAGGGGCGCAGCTGGCAGGCTACTCACAGCATCCTGCGTAAGATCAAGGTCGATTGGCCTGCTGACTCAAACGAGGCGCAGCTCATCAAGGTCGCACCCTACTGATCAAGCGCACTCGCTCACTCGAGATCAAGGCCTCTCAGCTACCTGGGGGGCCTTTGTGTTTTCTCAGAGCGTGCTCGCAAGCAGTCGGCTCATGCCCTCGACCTGCTCAACACTCTCGCGCACAGCCTCGGCATAAGCTCTGATCTCTGCCTGTGCATGAGAGTCGAGCCTCTGTCGCAGGAAATGAATCAAGGCATGTAGGCTACATGTCCAGTAACACTCGCTCATCAGCGACACCGGCAGTACAGCTCGAGCCTGCTCTTTACAGACTCCTGCTCTCAGCAGCTCCTCATAAGCAGCATGGCTCGCCTCGATCGCTCGGCTGTAGATCAGCTCAGCGCGCAGAGCATCATCCTCGCCCATCGGCCCAGCGCTGCCTTGCTTCACCGACGAGCTCTGCGCTCGCCATGCGTCGGGGCTCCAATACTGATTATTAAACTCGACATACCGACCCGAGATTTCATTCCATGCGCAGCCGACCTGATGTTTCATCCACTGGCGCAAGACAAAGATCGGGGCGCTCAGGTGAAACTGAAACTGCACATGCCGAAAGGGCGAGGTATGCTCATGCGACCAAAGGTAATCGATCAGCCGCCAATCCTTATCGCTCATCTCCTCAGCGCGTTTACCCATCGAGACGCGAGCGCTATTAACGACCGACAAAGGCGAGCCCATCACATCGATGAGCTGCACGCTGCCGCTTTGTGTTGCAAATTGCCGATAATCCATATAAGTTCCTCTCGGGTTAAAATTGTTTGGCGAGTCGGGCCTCAGTCGTGGGGCTCGACTCGGCTCGCATCACTAGAGGAGACAGTATGAATCGAATTGTGTTAAGTGGCAATATCGGCAAGCGACCAGAATCTCGAGGCAGTCAAGGCAACATCGCGAGCTTTTCACTCGCTGTCGATGTCCGGCAGAAGGGTGGCGAGAAATCGACAATGTGGTGCAAGTGCGTCGCATTTGGCAAGACAGGCGAGAGCATCCTGAAGAATGTCGACTCTGGCTCATTTGTCGCGCTGTGGGGAAAGATGCAGCAGAGCGAGTGGCAAAAGGATGGAGTCAAGCGCATCGATCTCGAGATCGTTGTCGATGGTTGGGAGTTTGTCGGGGCCAAGCCTCGCGAGCTCGAGCATAAAGCAGAGAGTAACCCGATCAGTAACCAGGGCTCAGCATCTTGGGCAGGCAGTCAGGGTGGCGGCTGGGGCTGAAAGCCTCTTGAAAAGTGAGTAACTATGTATTCAGAAGTAGAGCGCAGGCAGCGCGCTGAGATCATCGGGGCCAAGCTTGTGCAAATCAGATCACAGGTGCTGCGAGGGTTAGAGATTGTTTACTCTTTGAGGCCTGAAGAAGCTGAGGATATCTACAGCGAAACCTGCATTTATCTTCTCGACCGAGGAGTCGACAAGCTTGAGAATCTAAACTGTGGTGGCGCGATCAGGCGCATCGCTAACATGCGAGCAATCAACTATGTGCAGCGCTATCGCAATCGCATGAGCCATCACACAGCAGATGATTGGGATCAATGGGGGCTTATTCAAGATGATCATGACCCGAATGGATGGATTGAAAATCATGACATTGGGCTCATTCTGAACAGCTACATCGATCAAGCTAAAACAGACGATGAGCGCACCATCGCTCAAAATATCCATAAGTATGAATCGGTGACAGAGCTAGCTAGAGCCTGTAACATCATACCAAACACAGCCCAAAGCATCTTTAGACGCATCAAAATCTATGCGAGGCAGTATGAGCAGCGACCTTAAAGGCTTAGCACAGCGAGAAGCTCTTATTATAGATGGCTCAGGTAGCACAAGCGCGCGCGAGCCTGCCACCGGGCCATATAGCAAACGCAACGCAGACAAGACTGCACACTTTCTCGATCTCCTCGAGCAGGGCCACAGCGTAGAGGCGAGCGCAGTCGGGGCCAATATCCCGAGGCGCACGATTTACAACTGGCGCGATAAGCATGAGGACTTTGCACAGGCCCTCGATGATGCACAGTTTGCGGCAGAGGGCTCGGTATTCTCTGAGCTGCGCTCGATGGCTACTCGCAAAGATGACACCCGAGCGCTTATGTGGATATTGGCGCGCCTGCGCCCCGATCGCTATGGTGATAAGCAGGAGCTCCAAGTATCAGCCAGTCAGAAAGACGGCATACCCGAGGTGATCGCCATGCTCGAGCAGACTGCTCACTTAGTAAGTAAAGAGCCTGACTCTGACTCAGCCTCTGCAGAGCATCACCATCGAGAGACTGAGCCAGAGTCATAAGCAAGCGTTGAGGGATACATGACACAAAACAAGCTCGAGATCAACAGGCCCTCGATGGTGTCGACTTGGACACCCGAGCAGATGCGCGCTGCTGTCGTGCGTATTCACAACCGATTTCAAGGCTTGGTGCTCTCAATCATCGAGTCGGCAGACTGGGCCAATTATCGCCTCGCAGAATATCCGATCGAGGTCGGTCGGCCTGCTTGGCCTGAGCCCGGTAAGTATTGTGATCTCGTACTGCAGCGCAGGCACAGCGCGGCCTCGATGGCGCTCGAGATCAAGACTCGGCACATCAAGCCAGCCGACACTCGCTCAGATGGTGAGATCGCAGACGCTGTGCTCGATCACATGAGCAGCGACCTGACTAAGCTGCAGCGCCTCGCTCAAGAGAATGATGCTCTATGGATGGTAATGATCGGCCTTTACTCGGTGCCTTTCCAAGCTGCCGCCATCAACTACTCGACACCCTTTCGCATCGTCGCAGTCTGGGGCCGAGATGTCGGTCGTGATTCACCTATGGGCCGAGCGCGTTGGTCTAGCCTCGAGGAGCTCGATCGAGCAATCTGCTCTGCTGTCGATCCTGTCGATTTCTTTACACTCGCGCACCTACCTCGCAGGCCTCAGCCTAAAGTCGAGACGAGCATCGAGGAGCTAATCGCCCGATCTCAACTGCCTCATAAGATGAAGCGCGCTCTCCTCGCTGTCTTGCAGTGGCCTGCTCAGCCGACAGCTCTGCGCACTTTCTTACGCGAGTTTGCGAGTGAGGATTGCTCAGAGTATGCTATGCGACATCATGTGCTAACCCTAATCGAGCTCGGCATCGTGCGAGGCTATCGCAAGGGCGAGCGCGCACACCGACTCACCATCGATGAGCCTCGCCTGCTCGAGTATCTCCTCGAGGCTGATCGTGAGCAGTGACCTACAGTTAAACGACCTGCAGCGCGAGGTCATCGCAGGCATAAGGCGCGCTGATCGTATCATCGCTGCGCGCTGTGGATGGGGCAGCGGCAAGACGAGCTCGCTGATCTTTGCAATGTGGTTCCTCAGCAAGGTGAGGCCAGGCACTACTAGTCTGCTCGTTACCGATACAAATGCGCGTTATAACTCGGTGCTCATGCCCGAGATTGAGAAGTGGCTCGCGCCTCGAGGTTGGGTCTACAATCACACTCTTAGACAGTGGAAAGATACACATACAGGCTCAGCTGTCCTCTGCCGCTCCTACTTTCGACCAGGCACTCGCGACGCGACGCACAACCCTCTCGAGGGTATTAACGTCACATCGGGTGTCGCGCTGATCGATGAGTGCCAAACACTAGGCCCCGAAGTCGCAAATAAAGCGCTCGGTCGCTTGCGCTCTGGCCCGACGCCGACGCTCATCTTGGTTGGCCTGCCGGTCGCAGATGCTTGGTGGTGCCAGCTCGCAGAGGATGCAGGGTGCTCGCCTCTGCTGTTTACCTCATACGTTAATCAAACCAATCTTAGCGATGAATGGTTTGAGGCTACCAAGCTGCTGCCACCTGATGAGCGCGAGGCTATGGTGCTTAATCGGCCCAAACCTCCGAGCGGCTTAGTATATGGAGAGTTTAGCCTCGAGCGCCACATCATCGACGACTTTAAATACTCGCCCGAGATGACCGGGCGCATCGCCATCGACTGGGGCTTTAGAAAGCCATCGGTGCTCATACTCGCCTATGATGAGGAGCGCGAGGCCTCGGTGATCGTCGCAGAGCTCAATCCTCAAGAGGTGACTATAGCTCAGCTCAGCCTCATGATCCTGCAGATCGCTTGGCCTCGAGAGCTGCGCGACCAAGCACCAGGGCCTCGCATCTGGCTCGACTCCGGTTGTGCAGACAAAGCAGGCAAGGCGCGCAACGATCAGACTGGACGCTCTGCTTTTCGCGAGATCGCCAAGCCTATCGAGCAAGGTGGCATCGGCATGCCGCTCAGGTCGACAACCGACCCGACGCGCACCGACATATTAAACGGAGTCCAGAGGCTTAAGCGCGCCTTCAATCGCTCGCGCTATCTCATCACTCGAGAGGTATGGGCCAAAGGTGAGCGCGCAAGCGGCAACAGTCTACGCAAGGCGCTCATGTCCTATGCTTGGGATAACAAAGAGCAACCTAAGAAAGACGGTCGAGAGGATCCTCTTGATGCTCTACGATACGACTGCATATTTAACTACTGGGCAGATTCAGTCGACACCGGTGGCTACAGTCGACGCAAGCCAAACCGAAACAGGCGCGCAGGCATCCACACCAACCCGAGGAGCTTTTAAGATGGCAGATCCAACACTAACACCGGGCCTCGCAGACAAGCTGCTTGATCCTAATAATCTCGTCGCAGTCGTTACAGTCGGCCTCATGTATATGCTTTGGAAGTTCACAAACAAGCGCTTTGACCTCGAGAGGCAAGAGCAAGACGAGATCATCAAGCGCATTGACGAGCTAGATCGCGAGCTCCTCAAGCTTGAGGCCAAGCTCGAGGCGATGAAGGATGAGTGAGCACCCGATGCTTGATCGCGTCGATCTCACAGCAGATGAGTTGATGAGCTCCTCAGTCGATCATCCGAGCCACTATCACTCGCAGAGCGGCATCGAGGTAATCGATGCGATTGAGGCTTGGGGCCTCGGCTTCTGCCTCGGCAACGTGATCAAGTACGTCGCTCGCTCAGGTCATAAGCACGACACTCGAGAGGATCTGCAGAAGGCGCTCTGGTACTTGACTCGAGAGCTCAGCAGGTTAGATGACAAATAAAATGATGGCCTAGCAAGCGCATAACCTGCTAGGCCATCTGAGACAGCTGATCGATGTAAAGTTATTGCGACCGACTGTGCCCCATTCAAGGAGGCTTTCTTGATAACATACGCTCACAGAGATTACAAGTGGTGCTTGCGCTGTCGATCTTGGGTGCCTCGCGAGGGCGAGCATTATTGGCGCTGGTCGCAAGTCATCTGCCACAGCAGGCCAATAGAGATCGATCTAGCCATCTTTAAAGCTCGAGGCGAGTGGCATACATACAAGCCTTGACAAGTCACCAACTTATGAACACACTAGCAATAACGAATGGACTAGCACGACGATTAAGCTGAGACTCCTAGCACTGAGGGCTCGATGCGTAAGCTAGACCATGCAGCAGACACCGATGAGGCTCCACGCCACATGCGCGCCTTGCATCCTCGCTTTTCTGTGCGAGGCATAAGCGGCACGCAGCTCAGTGGTGGCATGATCTCAGGCTATGAGCGAAACGCACAGCTCACCGGGCTCAACTGGGTGCGCGAGGCTGAGGACATGCTACGCACTGATCCGGTCGTGCGTCGATCTTGGCACATGCTCAGGCAGACTCTGCTCTCTGCGACTTGGCGCTTTGAGTGTACTGATGACAGCGACCCGATCGCAGTCGAGCTCGCTCGCTTTGCTAATGAGGCTTTCGGCTTTGATGGCTATGCAGGGCAGATGTCGCTGAGCTGGGAAGAGCAGCTGAGCTACATGCTCGAGTTTGTGCCGCTCGGTTATCGGTATGCCGAGGAGCTCTACCGAGTCGGCCCCGATGAGAATGGCAAGGCTCGAGTGTGGCTCGACCGCTATGCTGATCGCGAGCCGAGCGCGCATCTGCGTTGGCTCTCTCGAGATAATCAGCAGCTCGATGGTGTGATGCAGCAGGTCGTTGGTGTCGGGCGCACTCCTGAGCCGATACCATCTAATAAGCTGTTACTGCTCGCCTTGAATCGCACCGGCAGCAATTTTGAGGGCTCAGGTATGCTGCGCCCTGTCTGGTGGTGGTGGCGCACTAAGCAAAAGGTTTCAAACCTCATGTGCGTCGGTGTCGATCGATGGGCTGTGCCGACTCCCAGAGTCAAGGTTGATCGCTCAGTCG